ACCTTCTTCAAATCTTCTGTTGATATTTCCTAAATCCTGGACATTTTCTCCAAAGACTGTAAATTCAACATCTGCTCCAATTACTGTACCGTTTCTTAATTGAATTTTAGCCCCACTTGAACCTGCTTTCATTACTTTGACAGCAACAATTACACCATGTCCACCTTTGACCAAAGTATCTGAATTTACATTTATTACATTGTGATTAAGTTCAACCATAAATATTGATAATGAGTATAATATATAAGTATTATTAAAAGAAAAAAAAGGTTAGAAACCTGTTACACGAACGCGAATAGTCATACTATTCACTGCTGTGTCAGCGTTATCTAGTTCCTCAAGTGCTATAACTGTTGCTGTAGAACTTGTTGGAGTATGACCATAAGCTTTAATTTTTCCTGTGGCTGCTGCTCCAGCTGCTGCTGGTGCATATTGTAAAAGTAGACCTTTATTGCAATGAAGTATTTCTGCTCCGATTACAGTACTGATTCTACCGCCCATAGAAAGGTCAACTGTATTACCGTTTGAGGCATAATTATCTGAACCACCATAGGTGATATCGACAACAACTGACTTTAATTTAGAAGTCAATTCTGCTTGAACGGCTAAAGTTTTTCCTGTTAGACTCTTATGGTCTGAATTCTGTGCGACTGTGATTGCCATTACTACATGTGGCAAGGACTATTATATAAGTATTAAAAAAAATAAAATATAGTATTTTATTCTAGAGTTTGATATCTCTAATCTTACCTTGTGATTTGAAGTGTCTACAAACTGTTTCGCCCATAGTTCTGAATACACCTTTCTCAACAAATGCATTGTTTACGAATGGGTAACCAGGTGAACGTCTAGTTGCTTCATAGTATTCGGTTGGGATTGCGACTTGAATTCCGAGTCTTGGGTATCCGTAACCTTCTGCATCAGATGTGTCTAATGCAAATAGTCTACCAACTTCATCTCCGCCACCAGATGGGGCGTCTTTGGTTGGGATGTATGGGATTCCATAGATAGAGTCTACATGAATACCTACTCCAGTACCCTTGAATGTTTGGATACCATTTACATCGATTTGTACGAGTGCTTCACCGTATGGGTTTGCGATACGGACTGAAGGCATGTACAAGCCTTGTATCTCTGAGTAGACTTCGTGAGAGCCTAGGAAAACGTTTGGATCTTTACCTGCTGCGATTCTAACCTTTCTGAGGAAAGTTCTTAGAGTGTCGTCAGTAAGTACTCCGTCGGTACCAATTGTACCAGAAGCAGATTCTACTGTACAGTCAAAGTCTGTACCAGAATCTCTGTCTACAGTTGCGTTAGCAGCCCATGGATCATAAAATCCAGAGTGGCTTCCACCTAGTGCATCTTCCTCTGCATCACTTGATATGATTCTATCAAGAGATTCAAAGTCTGTTGAACCGGTATGTGCACCACTTGATGCAGCTGCTTCACTTTCTACGTCGGCAAGTAGCATTCTATTAAGGAATTCCTTATGTTGAACTGCCATATAGAGTCTGAGAGAACCTAAGCCACCCCAAATGTCATCTTTACTGTGTGTAGATAACCACTCCATAACTTCTGATGCACTGAAAGGCAACTGAGCTGTCTTTGGACGTACATCTAGTTCTTGTAGTGTTGGTTTGACGGTCTCTGCAATACTGCCACCTTCAGCGGTACCACCCAAGGTAGTATTACCTGAGTTGGTATTCAATGTTGGTTTTGCAGTTATAACCCTCCATCCAGATTTATCCCAAGGGTATTTTGGGAGAACTCCGAATGCGTTGGCTTCAAGGTTTAATTGAGCCCATGCATATGCACCAAAGATGGCGTTGAATGTGCCAGCTGTTGATGTTGTTACTGGGGCGTCAGCCTTTCTCAACAAATTGCGGTTGTATCCATAATGAAGTGCCTCAAGTTCGTCTATTGTTCGGATTTGAGTCATCTTAGTATGTTCCTACTTCGTCAGAAGTTGGTGTATAATATTTGCCGGCAAGAATGTTTTGAGCAACCTGACTTAGTCCCTCGAATCCTTGTGCTCTTGCATCTTTTAGGATTGGACTGTAGTCTTTTCCAGAAGATTTCTCGATTGTCTCGAGTGCTGCACTTGGTCTTGGGGTTTCAGTTGTAAAAGTGTTTGATGATTTTGCTACTAAGGATTTCTCTTGCATTGCAAGTGAACCTTCGTCTCCTTCTGGTTTCTTTTCACCGGATTTATCGTCATCTAAACCTGCTTGTACAGAGTTTGATTGATAAGTGTCTGGTGCTTTTACTTCGGCTCCTATGTCATCTTTATCAGAGACTTTTGGGGTCAAAGGTAAATCAGTTGGTGTCTCTAGTGCTTTAATTCTATCACCTAGGGATTTTTGTCCTTCAATGATTGATTTTAGTTGCACTGAGATTGCATCAAAAGCTTTATTTTTGTCGTCGATTTCTTCTTCAGTTTTTTCAACTGGAGCTTCTTCTTCAACATTTTCAGCTTTCACTTCTTCTTCAGGCTTCTTATTTTCGTCTGCCATATTACTATCAGATTCTTGATTATTGTCCTTTATATAGTTTTCCTCAGGTTTTGCATCTTCTGATTTTACTTCAGATACTTGTGCAATATCATCAGCACCTTGTTGGGATGTATTATAACCACCAAGTCCTCTCATACCTCCATCTGGTTGTTGTAAATCTTTTTTCTTATCTTTATCTTCTTCATCTTTCATCTCTTTTGGTTGTGGTGATCCACTGCCTTGCCATTCTTCTTTAACAGCAACATTTCTTCTTCCTGATGAACCGTCTTCATTTACGTCCTGGTTATACATTGAATGATTATTTCCATCTGTTTCTACGTCTGAATTGCCTTCAGATGTAAGTCCTTGTTCACCTGTTAACTCATCTGGTTTAGATTTCACAAATGAGCCTACAATTTTCTCTGCTTGTTCTTGTGTTTTTCCATCTGCTACAAGTTTTTGTACTTTTTTCTCAAAAGTATCTTCCTCTGTAAGATCTGCATCTTTGTCAACATAACAACCATAGTTGTCACATTTGATTAACATTTTTCCATTTCCTAAATCTTCTGCCATAGTTGAAGCCTTTGCCAGTGGATTGTAGTCTGTGATCAATGCTAACGGTACTGCCGGATCGGCACATACTGCTACTTCATAGTGTTCTAAATCTCCTAAAGTGTAAGCTATTGAACCATCTTTCATTCTGATTGGTTGTCTTTCTGCTTTGGTTGCACCACCAAATGATAATCCTTTATACTCTCCTGATTTAATTTTACCCCATATATCATTATCTAACTCATAATTTTTGTGAATTTTTCCTGTAATCTTAATTGCTGGTAACATTTCACCACCTTCACCCTCTACTTCAACTCTTGAAAAATTGATACCTTTTCCAACAACCCGGTTAGAATGTGTATCAGTAATTGGTGCACCTCTGTCCATCCATATTGGAAGAACTTTCATTAATTCATCAGTAATAGTTACTTCACCTTGTTTATCTTTCATTTGGACAGTAAGAACACCCTCAAAGAACCTATCATCAGTCTCAGTAGGTACAAGAGATTTAGTTATAAGTGTTCTAAAAAACAAACTATCCATAGTAGAATTGAACCGTATTTACTTATAAAGTTTTATAAAAAGATAAAAAGTGGTGTAAAAACACACTAATTATTGATCGTATTTCTTTGCTTTGCTGACGGCATAATCAACAGAGAATCCTGCTGTTAAACCTATTAGGATTAATCCTAATGTGTCAAGACCTGACAAAGATATTGTTTGTGCTATAGCAACACCTGCAAATCCAGATACAATTATTGCACCGAAGAATTTCTTGATATCATATCTTGGATCTGCTGATCCTAGAAATCCTCTAATGGTGTTTAATATTGCACCTGATACTGTGGCGATTACTACTGCTAAAAGGGCTTCAACCATAACAACATTCCAAAAATCCTTCTATTTAAAGTTTCATGGATGATTTAGTCATAAACCATAAATATCAATCATCTTTCAATAATTCTTTTACTAGGTCATCCAGTTCGGAATTTGCTTCTTCTGGGTGTAATCTATTGGATTGTCTGTCTACTGCCTTGGCTAGAATGATTAATGTTTTTTGTA